GACCTATTGGTCAGGTCGTTTGTCAAGACCCACAAACTACCAGCAGTAATTACTAATTGTAGTAATAACTTTGGCCCTCGCCAGTTCTCTGAGAAGCTAATTCCAGTAGCAATCAATAAATTAATCAAAAGAGAACCTATTCCTTTGTATGGAAATGGTAAGAATATTAGGGATTGGATCTACGTCAAAGACCATGCAAGAGCTTTGATGGGCATAATGATTCAATCAAATCAAGAAAGATACTTAATCGGCGGCGAGAATGAATTGTCTAATTTTGAATTACTAAATCACATTGCTAACTTATTTTGCGAAATTTCTAGTACAAAACTAGATTGGCAATGGTTTAATTATGTAACAGATAGAAAAGGCCACGACTTACGTTACAGTATTAGTAATGATCATCTAATTAAATATTATCCAGATTTTCGGTTAACTAAATTCAATACCTCAATGACAGACACAATCAAATACTATATTAACAAACTATGACTATAGAGTGCTGCGGTTGCAATAAGAAAGAAACATTCAAAGATACTAAAGAAGCGTGGATGAAAGGTTGGGACTTTGTTAATGATAAATTTAATAAGTCTCAGGTAGTTTGTGACACTTGTATACCTTCTGAAGCTCTTCAAGTGGTATATAATAAAGCTCGCGGGGGAGATTTATTTAATATAGTTTTAAAGGATTAAACGTCTTTGTTAAGATAAGGGTGAAATAGTATAGTATAGATAGAAATAAGAGACAGAAAGTGTTTAATAGTGGAGAGAATAGTGGTCATGGTATTTACTGTATTTTCTATGAGAAAACAGTAGCAAAACTAGGCAGATCCACTCTCTGAAAACAAGGCAAAAACTCTGGTTTTACTGGGGTTTTTGTCTTTTTTATTGACTTTATAAGAATACTAAGGATAGATAGAGATAAGATAGGCAAGATATATAGAGAGTAATAGAATAATAGAGTAATATAGAGGAAGATTATGTAATATTGTATGGTAATGATGGGTTTGCCAAAAATATAATTACTAAATAATACTAATTCCCCCTGAAAATCACACCAAAACGCACTTAAATGGCAATTTTGTCAGATTTTTCGCGCAATAATCATTAAATTTCATTCTAATCCCTGCTAAATAACAATAAATTTGTATTTACCCCTAGGCAAAAGTTCATTTTTATATAAACCCCTAGGGAAAAGTAAACAAAACTCCCTATCAAATTAGAAAATATGCAAAAACCCCAGCAAAATGGCACTTTCCGAAATAATGATTATTATTTGGGATAGTTTTTGGCGAATTAAATTGTATTTTACCCTAGGGAAAAGTAAATAATAACTCATAAGGTTATATAAACCCCTAGGAAATAATAAACAATTTTGCCCGATTTGAGACTAAATAACTAAATGATAGCGGATTTTGCGCGATTTCAGACTAAATAATTAAATCAAATGAAGCCAAATAATGCCAATGACAGAGTAAATAATACACTTGAGTTTGTTTATGAGAATAAAAATATTACCAAGTGGCGAACAATTAATGCCATCAAAGAAGATAACGAGTACATCTATGGGTTTGATTTGGAGGATGATAATGATTATAAAGCATTCAAGAAAAGCAAAATACTTGGCGGAAAAATTTTCTCTTTTCGTGGTTGACTGGGTATGATGTATGGTGTAGGGTGTCCGTGTTCTAGGGTGGCGCAATGGTAGCGCAGCGCACTGTTAATGCGTTGGTTGGGGGTTCGAATCCCTCCCCTAGAGCCAAAAAACTTTCGCAAAAGGGTTGACGAAAGTGTAGGGCAGTATAAATTGTCCCTGTTCTTTAGATGCGTTCGTAGCTCAACGGTAGAGCATCGGCCTTTTAAGCCGGTGGTTGTGGATTCGAATTCCACCGGACGCACCATTTTCGTTCTTTATAAGCTTTGAGCGGTTGATGATTTATATCTAATGTGTGTTAGATATATTTGAGGAATTATTCCTTCCCGCTCAATTAATTTAAGTAAAGAAGTAGATTTTATCTTAGAGTGATATAAGATAAATTTCGAAGTAATTGGAATTACACTTTACTCTATTTTTAAGTAAGATAGTAGAAGATACTATGAATCGCATAATAACTTTGAAAGCAATTGGAATTGCATCTTACTTATTCGGGCCAGTAGCTCAATTGGTTAGAGCAGGGAACTCATAATTCCTTGGTTATCGGTTCAAGTCCGGTTTGGCCCACCAGCTTTTGTTCTTTTAAATTTGATGGTCTCGTAGCTCAGTGGTTAGAGCAGTCTGTTTATAACGGTCAGGTCGTGGGTTCAAGTCCCACCGAGACTACCAAATACGCCACGGTGGTGAAATGGCAGACACAAGAGACTTAAAATCTCTAGATCCTAACAGGTCGTGCCGGTTCAAGTCCGGCCCGTGGCACCAAATTTGCAGCAATGAGGACAGTCGTTCAAGCGAGACGTAGCTTGGGGTGCTGGAAGTTTCCGGTATATCAAGCGTCTGAGTGACCTGATCTGCAAACAAACAGTGCGCCCAAGGGATAATGTTTCAAGTCCCCTTACACTGCGACAACAATGGGTTGATTTAACGTCCTCGTAGCTCAGTTGGATAGAGCATCCGCCTTCTAAGCGGATGGTCGCAGGTTCAAATCCTGCCGAGGACGCCAACTTTAACAAACACTTAGTAAATATGCAAAAAGAGCAGATATTCATTGTGCAGGAGTTCATTAATCGCCATGCTACTAAAAACTTGTGGAATATTAGTGACAAACTTTATGATCTAATCGGCGAAATAATTGAAATCGAAAAAAAATCAAATGCAACTCTACCCGCCGCACAGCATGATTCTCATTAAGAAAGAGGGGGAAGAATATTCCCTATCGTATTTCCGATATGAGGAGCTTGACATAGAGCAATTCGTCAAGTATGGTTTGGAGAGTTGGGAGATAGCCCAGCTATTCGGTGGCAATTAACCCCTTTTAAATAAGTAGAAGTAAATTAAAGGTAAAGAGTATATTCTAGATTGTCTGCTTGAATAGGTCTTGTTGTTGTTATTCATACTGATACCTGCGCCGTAACTCATAAAATCGGGGCCTTCTACTTATTTTTTCTTTCTTATATGCAAATCGAAACTGAGCAGTCTTATTCTTTTATCTTGCTATTATTCTTATTTGGATTGATGATGATTAAGATTCCCGCCGGTTTTGCATTGATTGGAATTTCTTTATTTTTTCTGTATAAAAAGCTCTCCGGTAGCTAGTATATAGTGTATGTCATTAACTGATACACTAAATAATACTGCCGGTCGTTTCACTACTCTAGTCGTTGGTTCTAAGAAGGAGAACACCACGTTCTGCGCTCAGATCCTATCTGCATCTAATAAGACTGTTTCTTTCTATGATGTGAATGCTGACGCTGATCGTCGCGTTCCTGTTAGTAAGATTCTTTCTGTTAAGTCTGGTAAGGTTAAGTACGTTAAGGCGTAATAAGCCAAATAATAACAGCCCATTAGTTAAATAACTAGTGGGTTTTTTTGTAATTGGGGATTTGCATAATGGTAGTGCAGGAGTCTTTGAAGCTCTTTGTGGTGGTTCGATTCCACCATCCCCAACCAAATAATAAAGATTAGCCTCCTAAATAAAGGGGGCTTTTTTATTGCAAATATTAAAAACATTACCAGCAAATAAACCAAATAATACCAGTTATTGATTGAAATATATAAGGAGATAGATAGTAGATGAGATAGTTTGTCAAGGATTATTTTTTTGATAATGATAGTTTTTGGATTTGGGCACCCCGGCACAGGAAACTATGGGTCCGAAAGATTCTGAAAAAAAAGTGCGAAAAGGACTTGCGGCTGATTTGATTGCCGTCTAACCTCTGGTCCGTCAGTTAACACTTAACACTAACACTTCACTTATGAACGAAATCAACGTCACCCCCGAAGCCGCCACCTTCACCCCCGCGACCGACAAGCTCGACTATTCTGTCGAGACGGTCTCGCTCCTCACTCCTGAAGGCGAGCATTCAGGCTGGATGGCTAACCGCCGCACCGATACCAAGGCCGTGTTGGGCGTTTGCACTGAACGCTACACACTGGTTCAGAACTCCTCACTGATCGAAACCGTCGAGACCGCATTCGCGGACAACAAGCTTGGCGAGTTTACCCGTAAGGCTTACGTCGAACGTGACGGGGCTCGCGTCTATGTTCAGTACGACTTCAAGAACCAGTTGGTCAAGCTGCCCAAGGTGGGCGACGAGCTTGGTTTGCGCTTGGTTCTCAACAACTCGTTCGACCGCTCCTGTCGCGTCTCTTTCGAGATGGGCATGCTCCGCCTTGTCTGCACCAACGGTCTCAAGAGCCTCTCCAATGAGTTCAGCCTCACCCAGAAGCACTCCGACAAGCTCGACGTTTCCCGCCTTGTGGACGTTGTGGCTGGCGCGGTCGAGGGCTTCAAGGACAGCACCAGCGTCTTCAGCCGCTTGGCTGAACGTTCCATCAAACACGATCAAGGGTATTCCATCCTCGACAACCTGACCAAGGCCAAGGTCATTGCTGACCGCAATGTGGACAAGGTCAAGCTCATCTGGAACGACCCTTCGCACCGCGAGGACAAGTCCCGCAACCTCTGGAGCCTGTACAACGCCGTGACGCAATTCACTAGCCATCAGGTTGAACCCACCAGCTATGAACTCGCGCAACGCATCAACCGGGGCACGTTGGTTGCGCTCAACAAGGCCAGCCTCGTCGAGGCGGACTTCAAGAAGCTGGTCACCGCCGTCGCCAAAAACTAAGGCCAGATCGCCAAATAGAAGCAGCACGGGGCATCCTATGGGGTGCCCCTTTTCGCTGCCCACGATAGTTTTCGGATCTGGGGTGCCAGAATAAAAAAACTATGAAAAACCCTTGCAATCTCATGCCCACGAATTACTATTTCCCCGATGACAAAACGTAAAACGGTTAGCCTTGAATCAGTCAAACTGAAAGCCAATCACTTCTTCACCACCAGCAAGAATGAGGCTACAATCCAACGCAGGACTCTCCAGTTCTTCGTGACTGATCTATTGATGGAAGCAAAGCAATATAGAGGCTTCAACTATCTACACAAGCACCATGTCGAAGAAGGCTTGACCTATGGAGTCGAATGGAATGAAGCTGGCGACAAGGCTACATTTAAAGACGAATCACGAATCTTCTTTCATTAAGCTTTAAATATTAAAAACATTAAACGCAAATAAGCCAAATAAGCCTCAATTTAGTAGTTGGGGCTCTTTTGTTATTTACCATAGTTTTCTGAATTGGGGACCCCGGAGCCAGAAACTATCAAAGAAAAGTGAACAAAAACGCTTGCAATGATTCACGCCTTGGCCTACCCTTTCCACGATGAACTTTGACTATGCTCTTGCCTTCGTTGGTGGCCTTTCCGCGCCCAGCAAAATGCCCTGCCGTTCTTATTCTATTCCTGCAAAGCATTGCAAAACCGGCGCAAAATTAGTACCCGTAAAGAATAGCGTTTGTTCTAAGTGTTATGCGTTAAAGGGCTTTTATAATATGCCCAATGTCAGAAACGCTTTACAAAAACGATTCGATTCTATTGATAAACCCGAATGGGTTGAAGCAATGACTGTTGTCATTAGTGCTAAAGAAACAAGCGGATTCTTTCGTTGGCATGATAGTGGAGATATTCAATCTGTGGAGCATTTGAGAAAGATTTGTCAGATTGCTATTAATCTTCCTAGTATTAAATTCTGGTTACCCACTAGGGAATATTCATTTGTTACTCAATACAAGAAACAATTTGGTGATATTCCTTCCAATCTCACTATTCGCCTTTCTTCTCTAATGATCAATGGCAATGCGCCTACTGGTATTGCTAAGATATTAGGATTAACTACTTCTGGTGTGTCTAAAGATAATTCGTTTACCTGCCCTGCGTCAAATCAAGACAATAAATGTTTATCTTGCCGCGCCTGTTGGGATAAATCAGTAACAAACGTTAGTTACAAACTGCACTAATGATTATAGCAATACTTGTAATAGTATTAGTTATAGGTATAATAACAGAAAACAATAAAAGAAAATGACTCAAGATAAGCAAATAGCAAAACTAGAAAAGCGAATCACTAGCCTAAAAGAAATGAAAAAGAATATTAGGCTATTGAATAACAAACGAGCAAAACTCAAATTGCAACTAGCGCAAATTAGAAAAGGTCTTAATACTATTCGCGCCAGATTTGTCAGATACAAAAACATTAAATAATACCACCGCAAATATCAAATAAAGCATCCTCTAGTGTTTAACACTAGGGGGTTTTTCGCATAGTTTTTGGATTCGGGGTGCCCGGATCTGGAAACTATGAAACCCCGCCCGAAGGCGGGGTGATGTTGCTATTGTATTACCAAGCTTTCCACATAGTCATCCAAGCCTTACAAGCCGCAAGTGTGCCTGTACTAATATTGTATTTGTTACAGATTTCACTATCACTAACACGCTCTTTCAAATCCGCATAGACGGCACTCAATTCGCGTTTATTGAGAACCAATTTAGTCTTATTAAGATTGATCTTTTTGTCTTTCTTTTCGTGAGTAATGAAGTCTTTGACCTGCAAAGAACGTATTGGTAGAACATTCATGTCATTACTGACACAGATAGTCATCATAGGATTATGGTTTGACACATATTCAAACGACCAGACTAGTGACAAACCAAGCTCTATTGCCAGAGTCAACAGATAACATTGAATAGCATATCCTTTGTTGTATTCGTTAGCCGTATTGATAACAATCGGGCTAATGTTACTATCACACCGCCAGTGAGTGTTAAAAGTGAAAATGAAAGTAACTGTTCTGTCTTTGGCGGTTTTAATCAAATCAAGATTGTGTTCTGTAGGATTACCACAGAAGTCAAACCATGCGAAAATGTTTTTTGATTTGAGAGATTTAACACTATTGGCGTTTATGTATTCGTTTTTGTATGTAACACCAGAGCAGTTAAGTATATAAGCACTAGTCTTATTATGAGGAAAGAGAGTAGAAACGGGGCGCAGGTTGCTTTGATATTGTTGTGAGTCACACTCAAAGAGTGACATTTCGAGAGAGTATTTATTCTTAAAGGTATCACCATAAGCTTTGTGATTTATCACATATTTCTCAAACTCCCACGAAGAACCGGGGAGTGATATGACACTAATGTCTGTTTTGTTTTGTGCAAAAGCGTCGTAGGCTTTGCAAACGAGGTGGCGGATAGCGTTTTTAACTGTGTTATTCATACGCCCCAACAGTAGCCCTTGAAAGTGCAAGCGTCAATGGAAATGATCACTTTTCTTGCAAAGGATAGTTTTTTCCTTCGGGGTGCCCGATCCCAGAAACTATGAAAAACCCCGCCGAAGCGGGGTGTGCTATTCATAAACTTCAATACAAGCCTTTAATGTATTTTCATGAATCTCTAGTACTTTACTAAAATCTTTTTGATATCCGCCAGCTAGATTCCACACAATTGGAATGTTATTATCTTTTGCAAACTTAAAAACAGTCCTGTCTCGCTCAAACATTTGTTCTGTAGTAAGATCCCCACCGAGCGGATCATTAACATGAGGATCAGCACCGGCCTGATACAGTAGAATCTCGCAATCTTTTACAGCATCAAGAGTTTTATAAAGATTTTTTAATGGAGTTTCGTTAGAACCAAAGAAACCAAAAATCTTATTATGACTGAGATGAACAATGTCTTTGATAGATAATTTATTGATAATATCATCAGTGCCATCACCCCAATGAGCATCGAAATCAATAATACCAATTCTTTTAATCTTATGATTAGACTTTAGTAATTGAGCAGTAATAGTAAGACCATTGAATGTACAAAACGCGCCACCATTATAATAACGAGCGTGATGAAATCCACTAGTGGGCGACATCGCAACTCTATTCTTTAGAGCATAGACGGCAGCATTATAAAAACTGCCAGATGTATAAGGCAAGCTATCAGCAACTTCTTTGATATTATTACCAAAGCCATTAGCGATAGTAGAGTTTAGTACACCATTGACATATTTTTCATCATGACTAACATAAATCTGTTGTTTAGTAAGAGGCTTCCAGTCGCTATTAATAGAGACATGAGGATTCTTTTTGAATAAATCATAAACCTTTTTAGGTTTGCTCGCGCTAGGACTATAAGATTTATTATTATTGACGTTTTGATTTTCTTTGTAAAAGACAGTGATCATATTTAATCTCTTTGTATTACGTTAGTGAGAGCTTGTTTGCCTTTTTCTATTGAATGGATATCTAAATGGTATAACTTATGCCAGTCTTCATGCTTTAATGCCATTAGCTCTTTGATTCGTCTTTCAGCATTATTTAGTGCTACGCGAAGGTCTACTATTTCTTGTATTGTTATCTTTAGTTCTGAATTCATGCTGTTCTTAGGTTATTATTGAATCTATAGTGGTTGCCAACCCTTTTGAGATAATCGTCGAAGTCTTTAATCAATTTGTAATTGATAGAATATTTGTAATTCCTTTCCTTGGCTTCGTCAATGAAGATAGAAGCATCACAGTCTTCTTCTAAGTAAGCAAAGTCTCTTGTTCTATAACTATACTCTGATATTAAGATATCAATATTCCAGTCTTCAAGCAATTTATGAGGAACACGAAGCCAACCGTGGCCGGGGTCAGAAAGAAATGTGAGTTCCATATTATTACAAGTGTTTTTTGATCTTATTCCAGTATTTATCAGTATCTTTTTTACGCCAATTAGGACCGCCATTATGCAAACGAGCCAAAGTCTCTATGTCATTATTGGCAAAGGCTTTAGGCTCATATCGCAGGAAGTAACGCTCGCAGACCTTACGGGCGACCGCAGGGTCATACACCTGAGTATGGTTCCCTTGAACGCCAGCGTCAAGGAAATACATTGGGCGGATTTGGTAAATGCCAAGGGCGGTTTCTTTAGTATTGACTGCCTTGGGGTTGTTGCTGCTTTCGACAGCAGCCATTGCGCGGAACAAGTCTTCCTTGGTGCCGAGGTTGCGGCGGGAAAACCCAAGGGTTACAAGGGCGACGACAAATAGAGACAAAACAATTTTGTTCATATGAGAGAAAATATCAGATTCTTGGAGAGTGTCAAAGATTTTTTTTCGATTTGATAGTTTTTTGATTCGGGGAGGTCAATTTCGGAAACTATGAAAGCCCCGCCGGGGCGGGGTTACTGTTTATTTAAAGTTTACAATACTACGTCCACTCTGTAGTAGTATAATACAAATCGGTGGAACAGTTGCGCCTGTATCTAAAAGAGCCTTTATGTAAGTACGCTCTGCAAGTTTTCCGCTTCTGGTATCGGGCTTTATACTATCGCCCATCCATTCTTTTAAGTTAGCTTGTATCTGTTGAAGTGTGAGGTCTTTCATGTTTATTTATTATTAAATGGCCGCGAGAGTTTCAAGCTCAAAGTAGTTCACGCCTTCCTTGGGTTGCCAGTACAAGTCGCGCTCAATGGTCATTCCAAGCGGTCCCTTGATTGCTTCCAATTCTTCCACAGAAGCGATCCCGCCCCATTCAACGCAACCCATGCCCAAGTCAGCGAACCCGTAAAGGATGCCACCTTCGATTCCAGTGATCAACCAAGTAGCAGCACCCCACGGGGTGAAAAGCTTGCAAATGGGGACCATGCCGTCAGAACCGGCCTTTTTGAGTTTTTCGGTGAGTTGTTTCGTCATCAATTTCATCGGGGACAAGTTAATGGAATCGGTGTTGATTGTCAAAAACAAAAATCGTTTTTCATAGTTTTTTCCTTCGGGGTGCCCGTTCGCTGAAACTATCGAAAGGATTCGCGTCTGTTTCATGAGGGTCAAAACCCAAAAGAGAACAAGTCTTATTCTCTTAGAAAAAACCCTGCCGCAGGATCTCCCTGCGTACCATTTGACGCGAACCCAATCTAAAAAGCGGTGTTTCTAAAGGTTCAACTAACCCGCCGCAGGGTCTCCCTGCGTACCATGCCGCTTGTGCCTTAACCCGCCCTCACTTCGACTTCGAAGGGGGCAAAATTTGTTTGAAGTGAATCAGACCACCAGAGAGGTCACGAATCAACTCGCGCTCCACACTAGTGATGGTTTTCTTTCCCGTCAAGCGGTAAATGATGTTTGCGTCACCTTCGTTGGCAACGTACTCGCGCAGGTTGCCGTAGACTTCGCGGCTGTAAAATTCAATTGTTTTGCTCATGACCCCTACAGATTAAACTTTGGCCCGAAAGAGTCAAATAAAAAACCAAAAATCTTTTTCTTCGCGGGGCGCAGGGGATAGTTTTTGCGTCTGGGGTGCCCAAGTTTCAAAACTATGAAACCCACCAAAGATGGCGGGTTAATCATTAGATAGAATATATTAATTGTTTTCTTTGGATATTCAGATTGTGGATCTTTTCTTTTGCTTCATTAGACCAATTGTCAAGATTTTTAATGATATCGTATTCTATTGCGTCTATTTGTTTACTGGGGAGAGAGTATTTATTATCACAATACCATGAGAAATCAATAACTTCTAATTGAATATTGAACTTGATCGAAACAGAAACGCTAATATCACCAACCTGAAGATTATAAATTTCTGAAGCAAATAATCTGTTTTCCATGTGAAGAAGATAGCAGATTTGATTGAGGAGTCAAGGGGTCGATAGTTTTTTCTTTTGGGGAGCCCAGATCGGGAAACTATAAAACCCCGCCGAAGCGGGGCTGTGTTTTTTCAGTAAATCATCTTGACTTTTCCCCAAGCCGAGTCGTCAAGGACTTGGTTCAACTTGTCAATGGTTTTCTTCTTCTCTTCTTCGCCGATGATGCCGTTCATGAAGTAGCGAACGTCGGAGCGATAGGCCATAAGCTGGACGCGCATTTCCAGAAAAATGTCTTGACTGACTTGCACTTGGGTTGTGGGGACTTCGGCGACGGGAGTTTCCTCCGTGGGCGCAATGGCGATGAGGTCGCGGAGGTCGCTGGCGGTGTCGATGTGTTGGTGTTGATTCATGACGGGGACAAGTTATCAGATCGCTGGCGGTTGTCAAAAAATATTCCAATTTGACGCAAATAAAGTGCAAATAAAGTACTTGACAGGGTTTGTCACCTATGCTCTCAGCATAGTTTTCGGATTCGGACAGCCCAATTCGGGAAACTATGAAACCCGCCCGAAGGCGGGTTCTTAATTAATCAAAAGTGATCGTTCGCGCAATCTTCCTCCGCTTCCTTGCTCCACCTGTCGTAGCTTGCGAATATCTCCTTTTCGATCTCCTTGATCTCCTCTGGAGTGAATCCTGCGGAGTCCCAGATAGTCTCAAAAGGCTCAAGGTACTTGATCCCTGCATCGTATCCCGTGCGTCCCCAGTACTCGTAAGCACCGATTCCGGTGCTTTGCCATTCAAACCCAATCGTGACTTCAATTTCAATCTCATCGTTGCGCGACTCAAGGAAGACTTCCAAGGTGAAGGTCTTTTCAACGTTGCAAGAGGTTTTTAGTTTCATCGTCCCTACGGTATCAGACTGGCGGCAGTTGTCAAAAAATTATCCAAATAAAAGGCAAATAAAAGTCCTTGACACGGTTCCCCATCTATGCTCCACCATAGTTTTCGCTTCTGGGGTGCCAACAAAGAAAAACTATGAAATACAAAAAAAGTCATTGACTCTTTCTCGCTCTCTGCTACCTTGGCACCCTATGGATAAATCAAAATGGATTGAGCAACTGAAGCAACTGGCGGAAGATAATTATAATAAAGGATATGGTTATCAAGTCTATGTTGAATGTTATGGTAAAGAAGATTGGGATAGGTTTATTTCTAATTTGCCAACTTGGGAAGATGCTTTAGAAGTATTTCATTCTGTTGCTGATATCAGAACAGAACAAAATGATTCAGCTTGCAACGAAGTCTTTTAAATATTATTTAAATAAATAACAAATAAAGCCCCCGTTATACTACTATAGCGGGGGTTTTTCATAGTTTTTGGATCTGGGGAGCCCAGATGTGGAAACTATGGTTTAGGTATGTAAATTGATCAAAAATAAATTTTGACATCCTGTGTGGTTATGTTAAGGTCTTATCGTAAGTTAATACTTATTTATAAACAATATGATTCAAACTATCGAAGACAACGAAACGGAAACCCAAGTCGAGTACCTTAATTGGGACGAGAGCTTTGGCTTGTTTTGTTCTATCAACAAGGACATCGAGTTTTTAACTGGCCGAGTCAATTACTATAGTGCCGCCGCTACTTTTAATCGTGAAAGCTTAGAGTTTTGGAACGAACGCTTAACTCGTTTGGTTAGTGTCAAAAACAAGCTACGAAAGGGCGTTCAAGTAAATACTTCAACGATTAAGTACTTTTCTTGAAATAGTAGTAATACAATAGCCCTGTTGTAGTAATACAATAGGGTTTTTATAGTTTTCGGATTCGGGGAGCCCAAAACGGGAAACTATCGATTAGGTATCGAAAATGGTCAAAAATACTTATTTGACAGGCAATGGGGGTGTGCTAAGATTCAGTGTCGGGTCGTTCTCATTTATAAACACAACATGAGTATTAATACAGAAACCACAATCAAGTTTAGTGATTTAGAGGAAGTAATTATCATTAACTCTGGAACCGCCAATGCATATGTCGATTCCGCTTTTCACAAAGGATGGGATCGCGATTTGACAGAAGTGGAATGTGATCTTGTCACAGAGTTCTATCAACAAGAGCTTTATGAATTGGCTTTGAGCCGTTGGTAATATTACTATGCACCTCACCCCTATTATCAATGGTTCTCTAAAGAACACGTTTATCAATGTCTGCAATTTTAAAATCAATTTGTTTGGTAGTGATATTCCTGTAGAGGTTCTCTTTGATTCTGAGATTGATGATGATAATATTTCATTTCAATTTGTTTGCATGGTTGCTTACGACAAATCAGCGTTTGATGCTGATTCTATCACCGAGATAGATGAGTACATTCTCACCAACGCTATTGACAAATGGAATCAATACATAAATGAACCATAAATAGTAATACCACAAGAGACCCGCTGTAGCAATACGGCGGGTTTTTTGTTATTCAAATGTTATGCAAATAAGAGCCAAATAACATATCTATGATATATCACTAATTTATCACTATTTCATAGTTTTGGCTTCTGGGGTGCCCGAAATGGAAAACTATGGTCCCAAGCAGGAACCATGCCAAAAGCAATTGTCAAATTCTGATGACATTTCACTTTCCCCCTTGATTTCAGATGAAAAGTGAATGACAATCTGCGCGACGGTTAGAACTATAAAAAACCATATGGCATACTATCGGAAATCCTATCAGGTCTACTGCACCGCTTGCGTCCAATGCGCGAGCCTCACCAGCAAGTCCTACGCTCGCAAGTCCGAAGGCAAGTGCAAGGCTTGCTTCACCGGAGTGCCCCGTGCCGATGCTATCGTCAGCAGCGGCAGGTGCGAGGACTACCCTTGTTGCGGCCATGAGGCTGGCGGTTGCCCCGCCATTGACGCGCAAGGCCGTCAGCGGTTCCGTTGTGCTACCTGCGCCACTCTTATGTCACACAATGCTCGGAGTGCTGTTTGTGATAGCTGTCACACTAGGCGCAATAGATATATAAATGAAGACCCTACATGGGCGGATCATAATGACTAATATTGTCAAATAGTCAGCAAATAACACAACCTCGTTATATTAGTATAACGGGGTTTTTTTATAGTTTTTGGTTTTGGGGAGTCCAGATCCGAGAACTATGCCGAAGCAGGAACCATGCCAAGTGCCTTTATAAAATTCTTGTGACAAATCATTTTTCCCCTTGATTTGAAATGAAAAATCGATCACAATCTGCGCGACGGTAAGAAACAACAAAAAATCACTATGTACCAAACCACTGAAGCCCAGAGCAAATCCGAAACCGCCCTTAAGAAAAAGGGATTCCGTTTCTCGGCTTGGCTCCCCTTTGAACCGGACGCTGAGAATCAACCGGCAGAGGGGACAGAACACCTCGGCGTCATCGTGATGGTGAAGCGAGCCACTCGTTTTTCTACTGAGTATCGCGAAATCAATCCTGACGGTTTTATCAATTAAACACTAAACAAATACAATAGCCCTACTGTGATAAACAGTGGGGTTTTTTTGTGTCAAATATTAATCAAATGTTCTGCAAATAACAATCAAATATGAATAACGAATAGTGATTTATCACTAATTTCATAGTTTTTACTTTTGGGGAGCCCAAAACCGAAAACTATCGCTTATTTATAAACAACTATTTATAAACAAGAAACCCCCTGTATTACTACAGAGGGTTTGTCATTAAGGGCCTTATCTAGTCATTCCTACTATCAGTAGGATTAGCAATAGTATTATCATAGCTCGCCCTTATTGTATTTAGCTTCTAACTTGAGGAGGCCACTATTTATATTGGCTTTCGTACTAATCCAAATATCGGGATCAATATCAAGTTCTTTACAATCGGCTATTTGTTTATCACAATGAATGATTCTAGCTTTAAGAGCTAATTGTATATGTACTAATTCCATTAAGGCTATTGATTCGGTCGATTCGGTCATATTGTATTAGGATAAGAGGTTGTTATTAATTGCGCGTTTATAGTATTCGCGCCCCACTGTTTATATATTAGCCTTCTACGTTTACCACGTTATCAATAGACATAGTGAGAAACTTGGGTTTATCACTATCACTACGATATTGTTGAATAGCGTTGTACTCTTCTTCAGTAATAGGACGGCCATCAACAAACAAATCGAATTTGTTTTTGGGATTGTTATGAGGAATGCCAGCCAAATACAATTGGCCGGTTTTCTTGTTTCTCACTACGCCGTCTTTGATAAACTCAAACCAAGTGGGTTTACCAACAGCGTCAGGGAATATATTATTATAAGTATCTTCTCCCGCAAGCGATATAGTAAAACGAAAGTCCCTAGTGACACGGCCTTTGTATATATTTAAGGGTATGCCACTACGGCCACCAGTCTTTAATTCATATTCGCCTTGTAGTAGAATAGTGGCAATGTGACCAGCCTTAATTGTATTTATATTGATCATGATGTTGTATTTATATAGTGACGTTGTATTTATATAAGAACCAAACTGACTATGACAATTTAACATACTGATATATATATACAAGAAATGAATCTACTTTAATTTTCTACGTTAACGGGCACTTGGCACAGCCTATGCTGGGAGCAGGAACCATGCCAGAGCAGGAAACGTGCCAACCTATCGGAAACGATAGTTTTCGGAAATGGAGACCCCAAATCGGAAAACTATGCTTTGCACGGACTTGGCATAGAACCTGCTGGGAGCAAGAAGTGTGCCAAGTGTGACTTGGCATGAAACTTGCTAGCCTTTGGATTGAGTACTCAAAGATTCTTTGAGATTCTTTGAGATTCTTGGAGACTCTCATTCAAAACTAGACTAGTCTTTCCTTGTGATCGATCTAAACAAAATCCGCGCTGGTTCCATTGTCACCGTTCTCCTCAAAGGAGAACATTCCATGAAAACCGGAGGCCGTTCTGGTCTTCCGCTCAACCCTCTCCTTGGTCGCGTGATGAAGAATCACCGATTCGTTGTCACGCTTGCGGGCCCGGATAGTTATGGGAACCGCCATGAAGATGCACCCGGTGACAAGCCGTGGTTTGTGTGGGTGAAGCCCGGACTGGTCAAACACCCGGTGACTGGCCGTGAATACGTCGCTGCGCTTCCTTCCTCTGCGGTGAAGTCTCTGGGATATGTCGTGGACGGTAGGCCAGCGACCGCCGAAGAATTGGAGACAATTGCACTTTACAAGAAGGCAAAAACTCCGCCGAAATTCCTCACCTTCCCTGTCGAAGACGTTGCCAATCTGGCCGACTAAGGAAAACGAAAGTCAAATCAAATCCCCTTCGAAAGAGGGGATTTTTTTTGTTCAGATTGCGCCTTGACAATCCCCCCATTTTTCGAAATAATGCCCGACGTTTCTCAAATACGGCAGCGGGGGGGTCTAAAAATCATTCTGCCCTTCTTCTATTAATATACCTCTTGTTAATATATACCTCTATCATTCTATCCTTAAATTAATAATTCTTTTCTTTTATTAATGATATCCATTAAAAGAAGTCTATTCTCTCTCCCTTTAAACACATTACTAAATAATTACTATCTTTATGTAAGACTCCCCTATTTCTCAAAAAATAAGACCAAAAGGAAGACCTAGAAACTTTGCAGGGTCAAAAAATCCCCGGAGCCTCCCCTAAAAAATACCTTTTTTAGATATAGCTTGTGTAGATATATCTAATGTTAATCAAATGTTCTGTCTGCGGGGCTGACAAAGAAGATACAGAGTTTAATAGAGTAAAAAGCAAGTGCAATACTTGTTGTTACTCCCAAGAATACAATAAAATTAAAGAAAAGATGGGAAATACAGATGGCGGTGAGATAGTCTATCTCAAAAAAGTCATCTTAAGCAAAGCAAAAAAGCGTTCAAAAAAGAAAAATCTGGAATTCAACCTTACGCTGGGGGATTTAATAAACATTAAAAATAATACCTGCCCCATTTTAGGCCACGAAATCCTATACAAATCAGGCATCGATCACAGGAGATCAGCATCATTAGATAGAGTAGACCCAAATAAAGGATACATAAAAGGCAATGTCAAGATAGTATCCTATGAAGGCAACTCATTAAAAAATAGAAACAATTATCATTCCGCCATTAAGATGCTGGAATATATAATACAAAACTCGCCGCCAGAAGATATGGCTCCCGAAAAGCGAGACGAATTACTTAATCTTCTTAAATACTTTAATTAACTCTTGCTCAAATTCGGGGTCTTTGCTGTATTCTATATTTATTTGTTTTGTATTTTCCTCTCCTTTAATTATAATACTAATATATGGTAAATCATATTTCGCACAAGTCATGGACGCGAGAGATACTAAACACGAATCGCAAATCTTTATTTGTTTACCGTCTTCTGCAAGCATATTAAAATAAACAAGCTTACGCACAGTGAAGAATAATAAATAATCTTGTTTACTATATGACAGTTCACAGCCCTCACAGCAAATCTTCTTTCTGCAAGTCTTAGGGTTTACAACTGTAACATTTAATTTATTCTTCATTCTATATAATACATGTAATTAAAATAATAAGGCCAATTAAAATGTCAAAAAAAGATAATTCCCCACATGTTGCTCAAAAAGACAAGGTAAAAGATGATTTCGAGATTCGTAAATTAAAATGGACCCCAAAACAAGAAGAGATTATACAAGCAGCTTTAGATAAGACTACTAATATTATTATTCTAGATGGGCTTCCCGGCACAGCTAAGACGCTATTGAGCGTTTATTGCTCGTTAGAATTATTAAAAGCCAAAAAGATTTCTGATATTGTATATATCCGATCTCTCATTCAAAGCACAGATGGTCAAACTGGTTTCTTAACTGGCGACTTAGATGAAAAGACTTTCTTTTATAATGTACCACTATTTGATAAGCTGGAAGAATTACTAAATAAGTCCAGTATCGAATTACTAAATAAGCAAGAAAGGATTAAAACCTATCCTGTTTCGCTCCTTCGTGGTTATACTTTTAACGTTAATTCTGTAATTCTTGATGAGGGTCAGAACATGATGTTCGATTCTCTCGTTACTGCTGCTACTCGCATGGGTAAATTCAGTAAACTATTTATTTGCGGCGATACTATCATGCAAAATGACTTGGGCAAGAGATCTGGATTTAAAGAGTTTTGTGATATCTTCCAAGATCAAGATAGTCGTGATAATGGTATTCAATACTTTAAACTTGGGCCAGAAGATATTATGAGAAGCGGCATTACCCGCTTTATTGTTGATAAGATTACTAAATACAAGTCAATTATTCATTAAACTTTTGTTTCATCCTTTGATGAATAAGTCTTGATAAAGTATTCGCACATTTAGTCACTTTTGTTTCTGATTCTTGCCAGAAGAATGCGTGTAATACTTCATGTATTAGAATGTTGATCGTTTTTTGCTTGGTTAGAGTTGGGTCAATTTTAATCTTTGGGTTTTCCATCTCTGGAGAGTCGCATATGCCATAGCACCCTTTGGGCGGTTTAACCCAATTGATGAAATACTCAACTTTCTCATGATTTTTAAACGAATACTTCATTCTATTACAATTACACTTACTTTTTACTGTTATTAAACTATAATAAATTAATGAATTATGCAAAAAGTTTACTGCTCCCAATGTGGAAATCCTAATTTATACACACAAGCAAAACCAAAGTTCTGCTCTGCTTGTGGTACTGCATTCTACGGTGTTATCGTAGAAAAGAAAGAAGATAAAAAAGCAAAAGTAAATAAAGTTCGCGCTCAAGAGGAGTACGATGAGGAGGATGATGACGAAAGTGAAGATGGTCAAGAAGCCACTTCTATTCCTGAGTTAAAGGGCGGACTAGATGTTGATATTGAATTTGATGCACCAAGAAAAGAATCTCTCTCTAAGATTGCTGGCACTGTTCCAGATCAATTTGTTAAAGGCACAGAAAGAATTACTCAAGCTATATCTGCCAAAGAGATGATGAAAATATTTAAACAAGAAGCCGGTACATTAAGGCAAAAATAAAATGGCTCATAAAGTCCAAAAAGAATCATTTGAAAAGAACATTGCTATAATAGACGAAGAAATTCGTAAACGCAAGAATAAATGGAATCTTGCTGCACTGTCTTGGATTGATTTCGAGGACGTTGAGCAGATACTTAGAATTCATATTTATAAAAAATGGACTCTATATGATCCGAAAAAGCCTCTTGCCCCTTGGTTAAACATTATCATCTCTAATCAAATAAAGAACATTATAAGAAACAACTATGGCAATTATGCTAGACCTTGTTTGAAGTGTGCGGCGGCAGAATGGGATGACTCTTGTTCAATATATGGTGAGCAGTGTAAGAAATGCCCCTTGTATGCTCATTGGGAGAATAATAAAAAAGACGCTTTCAATACAAAAGTAACTCTTCCTCTTGAAAATCACATTAAAGAAGTTCATGACATGACAAATGAAGGCTTCGATCTCTTGAGAAGTACACAGAGTTTATCATCAGCACTAAAGAAAGTATTAAAGCCAGCAGAGTGGGTTGTTTACGAGATGCTTTGCTTAAGAAATCAAAGAGAAGAAGAAGTAGCAAAGGTATTAGGATTTAAGACTACTGAAAAAAATCGCTCCCCCGGTTATAAGCAGATAAAGAATCTTAAGCGTTCTATTATTGTTAAAGCTAAGAAGTGCATTGTAAATGGAGAAGTAGAAATTTATGTCTGAAAACGGAAATCAGCCTCAAGAACTTAATGATCAACAAAGATTGGCAATTTTAAATGAGTGGAACAATCGTCCTACTAATCCTCCTTCTTTGCTTGAACTTGTCAGGGTTGCTTTTCCTAACGTTGATGGCGCAGACGGTAGAAGTTGGCACGGTAAGAAGGTCAAAGAGTTCTTGTCAACAAGACAAATTAAAGCAAGAGCCTCATACGAATACTTAGCAAAAGACAAGATCGAATTATCTCCAGACCAGAGAGAATTTATTGCTAATAATGCTGGTTCGATGGGCGCACTTGAGATTACTAAAAGTATTTTTAATAACCAAAACCTTACTAGTCTCAGTCAAGAGACTCGTACTGTTATTGAGTTCATTAAAACTCTTGATCCAAAAGTAATTCAAGCAGGTCCAGTATCTCAAAGAGAAGTAGAGAGCCTTACTGATTCTGAATATATGCCGCCAAAGACATTTGAGCGGATGTTGTTTCGCATAAATAAATATGTTCATGAAGGTATTGATAAAGACAAAGTAACTTCGCGTCAGAAGTCTGCTATTAATGCTATTATTGGCTACATGCACACTTACCGTTTCCTTCATCAGATAAATAGTTATAATTCTAATATTGATCGTGAACTATTCGAAAGCTCTTTTGTCCGTTATACATTTGATAAGCCAGATCTTACTCAAGAAGAAGTAGATCAATATATTGTGTTGGCTACTGAAGTAGTAATCTCAGCCAATATTCAAGAAACAATCCAAACTTTGCAAAATCAGATTGATGCAGAAGTAGATGGCGGCGGAAAAATTCCAATGGGTCTTATTGAAGCTATCAGTGGAGCAAGAGACGAGTACAACCAATCTACTATTCGTCAGCAAAAGCTTCTTAATGACCTTAAAGTAAAGCGCAGTGATCGTCTTAGCAAGCAAATAAAAGAGAATGCAAGCATTCTTAATCTTGTTCAGATGTGGAAAGAAGAAGAGTCCCGCGCTCAACTACTGAAGCTTGCTGAAAGAAGAAAAGCAATGGTTAAAAATGAGATCGACAGGCTTTCTACAATGGATGAAATCAAATGTCGCATCTTGGGAATTTCAGAAGACGAGGTGTTAAATGGCTGAGACCTGTAAAATATGTCAAAAAGTTTATGATGCTGATGTAGATTTTAATCGTCATCTCAAAGCTCATAAAATAAGAGTAATTGAATATTATCAACAGCACTTGCCTCGCTATGATCTCTTCGATAATTCTATTATTAACTATAAAAATAAAGAACAGTATTTCTCTACTGACTTTAATAATAAAAATAATCTTAAAAACTGGCTCAAAACTCAATCTCTAGAAAAGCAGCAAGAGTATTGCAAAAGCTTCTTAATTAAACGCAAAGAAAAGAAGAATCTAGAATATACTCCTTCTCAAGTTGAGTTAAGAAGTGTTTTAAGTCCAAGTGTTATTTATTTGCAAGAAATTTTTGGCGATTACTATAAGCTCGCTGAAGAAATTGGATTTAAAAATAAATATGTATATCCAAAGAGCTTAGATAATCTTTCTAAACTACAAACTAAAGACTCAATAATTTATATCGATACCCGCGAGCAGAAACCGTTTATCTTTAACATGGCTTCTGAAGTTCGCACTCTTAAATTTGGTGATTATGGATTCAGTCACCCAAGTTATGATGGCAAACTTTACTTTGAGAGAAAGTCTATCTCTGATTTTATAGGAACTTTGAGTGCTGGGTATGAAAGATTCTGTCGAGAGATAGAAAAAGCCAGCGAAGCGAAAGCTAACATGGTTATTATCGTTGAAGAAAGCTTGAACAATACACTCTCATTTAACTATTTACCTCATGTGTATAAGAAAGCAACGAAGGTAAATCCTGAATTCATTTTTCACAACGTTAGAGAGCTAATACAAAAATATCCACACGTTCAATTCCTATTTGCAAAGGGACGCAAGGAATCTGTTAGAATTATTGAGAAGATGTTCTCAACTGACGAGAACTTTTTTAAATATGATCTACAACTTTGCTACGATCTAAAGATGCTATAATATGTGGTATACCCCAGAAAAGTATAATAGAATAATTCCTAACTTAAATGACGAATATTCTAAACTAAAAGATACTCTTGAAGACAAAGAAGCCAAAATAACTTTGGCTAAATTTTTGCGTTCAAATATAGGCATAACTACAGAGCTAATTTCTGGTATAAAATTATGGCCGTATCAAGAGATTATAATTAAAGGAATGTTGAACCGTAATTTCTGCATGAACGTGTGGGGTCGCGGTGCATCCAAGTCTTTCTCTGCTGCGGTATTCTGTTTTTTGCAATGCATCTTTGAACCTAAGAGCAAAATCCTAATTGCTGGTCCTACATTCAGAACAGCAAGAAGCATTTTTAATTCAATAGAAAAGATTACTGAATCTAAAGGCGCAGATTTGTTGATGCAAGCATTCGGCGCAAAATCAAAACGCAATGACGAATATGATTGGTCAATAAATGAAGGCTCTATCAAAGCTATTCCTCTAAGCGGTGAAAAGATTCGTGGTTTCCGTGCTAATGTTCTTGTATTAGACGAATTTTTATTGTTGCCAGAAGATATTATTAAAAATGTATTGATGCCATTCTTGATTGTCCCTCAAGACATTAAAGAGCGTATTAGTATTCGTGAACAAGAAGATGAATTGATTCGCCAAGGAGCAATGACAGAAGCTGACCGCATGGAATTTAAGAACACTTCCAAGATGATTGCTCTTTCCTCTGCTTCTTATACTTTTGAAAATCTTTATAAAACTTATAAAGAGTGGTGCGACAATATTTATTCTAAAGAACCAACAAGTGCAACTTATTTTGTATCTCAATTAAGTTACGAAGCTTTGCCACCAGAGATGATTGATTCTTCTATTACAGAAGAAGCTCAAAACGGTGGATCTTCTCACGCTTCTTTCTTGAGAGAATACTGCGCTCAGTTTACTGACGGCAGTGATTCTTATTTCAGCATGAAGAAGATGGAAGAATGTACTCTTAAGTTTGAAGAAAGACCACATTCTCAAATTAGAGGAGATTCTGGCAAGCAATATATCTTAGCAATGGACCCTAACATGAGCGACAGTCCAAATGCTGACTATTTTGCAATGGCAATTTTAGAAATAGACCGAGAAAATAAGAACGATGTTCTCGTCCACGCATACGCAGGTCTTGGAAGTTTAAACAGCCATATTAAATACTTCCATTACTTGATGACGAGCTTCAATATTGTTTATATCATTTGCGATAATGCTGGTGCTGATATTTTCTTTAACACTTATAATGAATCTCAGTATGTAAACTCGGAATCTGAGAAGATAAAGTTTATTGATTTTGATTCTGATCTTGAGGGTATTGAATATACAAAGATGGTTCAGAAAGCCAAGAGCCAATACAACTTAGAAAATAAACAAATAGCAGTAACTCAGGTATTTACAACTACATTTATTAGAAGAGGTAATGAAAATCTGCAAGCAGCTATTGACTATAAGAAAATTTGGTTCGCATCTAAAACTGTAGCCAACGAATCTTTCTTTAATGAAGAAATAAACAAGAGAATACCTGAAGATCTTATCTTTATAGAAGATATCAAAGATTGGAACAAGTTAGATCTTATAGAGCATCAAGATTTATTGGTTTATAATACCAAAAAGCAATGCTCACTCGTAGAGTTTACTACTAGTAGCCGTGGGTCTGTTAATTTTGATTTACCTCAACACTTAAAACGTTCTAATTCTCCTAATAGAGCAAGAAAAGATAATTACACTGCTTTAATGTTAGCGAAATGGGGTTCCAAATGCTATAATGACATTATGACTACTGAAAATAAAATAGTAGCTGCGGGATTTACACCAATTTTAATTTAAAATGTGTAATTAATTATTAGGCTTATGGCAAAGGTTAAAAAAGAAAAAATTGAGGAATCTTCTTTCGCTCCAATGATGGTAGAAGGCTCTACTCCTGCTCATGGCGGTGTAGCGAGCAGAGTTACCGAGACGAGAAGCCGTAGAAATGCCGCATCAACTATTGAGAGAACAGATCGTTTTCGAAATATCGATGATGGAATGGTGCCATTTAATTATGCCACTGGGTATAATTACAATAAGTCTAATATTGATGTAAGAGACACAGTAATTTTGTGCCAAAAAGCCTATTATAATTTCGGTCTTTTCAGAAATACTATTGACCTAATGTCAGAATTGTCTTGCGGCAATATACATCTTAAAGGTGGCAATAAAAGTGCAAGAGATTTCTTCCAAGCTTTATTCAATAAGATAAATATTACAGCCCTTCAAGATAAATTCTTTAGAGAATACTACCGTTCTGGTAATGTTTTCATTTATAGATACGATGCTGCTATAAGAGAAGAAGATGTAACTAAAATTAGCCAAGTTTTCGGTTCTGAAGCTTTAGCGGCAAAAATTTCTTTACCTGCTAGGTATATAATTATTAATCCAGCGGATGTTCAGGTGAATGGTAATCTTTCTTTTAATAGAGGACAGTACTATAAAGTATTAACTGATTACGAACTTGAGCAAATTAGAAATCCAAGAACAGAAGAAGACAAAGAAATATTAGACTCTCTTGATCCTTTGGTAAAAGAGCAAGTTTTAAAAGGAAAAGCTACAGCAGTTCTATTGCATTTAGATACTAAGAAATTCTACGCTGTATTCTACAAGAAACAAGATTATGAACCTTTTGCTGTGCCAATGGGCTTCCCAGTTCTTGAAGATATTAGCGCAAAAATTGAAATGCGCCGTATGGACATGGCTCTTACAAGAACAATCCAGCAGGTAATCTTACTTGTAACAATGGGTGCTGAACCTGATAAAGGCGGTGTTAATCAAGAGAACTTAAAGACAATGCAAAATCTCTTTGCTAATCAATCGATTGGTAGAGTTTTGATTGCAGATTACACAACAAAAGCAGAATTCGTTATTCCTCAAATTGCTGACATTCTTGATCCTAAAAAGTATGAAGTAATTGATAAGGATATCAATATTGGATTAAATAATATCCTAATAGGAAACGAAAAATTTGCAAATACTAGCGCAAAGATTTCTCTATTGGGTCAAAAACTACTACAAGCCAGACAAGCTTTCGTAACTGACTTTTTGCTTCCTGAAGTTAAAAGAATTTCTAAAGAAATTGGGTTTAAAG